GTTAAGCGGACTCTGCCGTAAAGCAATAACTAAAGATGTTAAAAATTTAAACATGTTATTATCTTGTTCTTCTTTTCTCTAATTGCCTTTTTTCTTCTTCAAGATGATTAATTAATAGTTTTACGTAAATTTGACGTTCAAAAGGTATCATGTTTTCTAACTCAGTCAAACTATATTTATGATGTTGCATCATGCTAAAATTAGTATAATAAAAATTCACAAGATTGTCATGACTGAGCCCTAAGTAAAAAAATTGTTCAGACCCTCTATAGTAACCGTTTCTTTATTTTTACATTTTTCACATACAAACTCAAAGGTGTGACTTAATACAGGAAGTGTATCAAAAAACTCAACAATTTTTTGAAATTGAGCTTTGTTAAGTTTTTCTATAAAACTTTTAAATTCCACTTCAGTAAATCCAGATTTAGGATATACAGTTTCTTTATCAAATAGAGAAACTGTACAACTGTGCATTAAATTAATTACATTATCAAATTTATTCTTTTTATTACTTAATTCCATTACATTTGTATCAGAAGCTTTTGGATCTTTTAATATCATACCAATATCCTCTGTCAAAAAAATCTTATTATTATGGCCCTCTTTATATTTTACTTTTATTTCTTCTATGTTTAAATCAATTTTTGTTGTATGATCACATTTATCTGCAAATTCTTTATTAGCGTGTTTCATCTTTAAAGTGACTATTTCGCCAATAGATTTTGCGCGCAACATTAAAAACAGAAATTCAAGATCGTATGATGTAAGTTCTTCATATTTAATGCCCTTTGTTAAAATACATGAGCGCAAAATATTTAACGTAGCATTAAAAATATCTTTATTATTTTTACTTTCTTGTGCCATAAACAATATCTTTTCTTCTCCTACAAGAAAAGGACGATAACGAATATTTTCTTTTGTAGAAGGTATAACAGTATTAAATTCAGGTGTAGCTAATTTAGGTAATGCCATTCATATTCTCCATATATTATAATCGCCATTATTAAACACAATCATAGTTATTAACTCATTAAGGTGCAAATCTCGGTGTCTTAGCCACTAATCTATCTTGGAAGTAACGATAATTAATGGTCACAGGAAATACTGCAAATTCAGAAGTACTCCAACTCATTGTCATGTTACCAACAAGGCCAGGAAATGCATCTATTAATTTAATTTCGTATTTGGTTTTTCCATCCTCACTATAATTTTTTATAGTAATGGTACTTACGATATCCTTATAGTATGCAATGTCCCATTGGCTTCTCACTTCTGACGAAGTGGTGAAAGTTTCTGTGCCTAACTTTCTATGCTTGCCAACAATAAGGTCTTGCCATTTTAAAAAATATTCTCGTTCACGATAATCATGACTGCATATAACCTGCATTGTAACATCAATAAAATTCGACTGCGTAGGAATTTTATAAGGTACACCATAATCACGATAATCACTAAATGTAATTGATCTAGGAGGCATATCTATACTAGCGATTCTGTATCTTAGATGATCTCCACCAACTTCATCAACAAATATATTTGGCATTTCTACTTCAAAATCTGAAAGTTTAGCAAATCCGCCATCATTAATTTGTGAAGTAAACTCATTAATATTAAATGGCATTTTTAGATTCTCGCCAAACGTTTTGTTTATTACTTTTTACAAATCGTTCTGTTGGAAGCATTAATGCAATGTCCCACTCAGCCGAATTAATTAATATAAATCTAGACCTCACATGATCAAATAGATATTTTTTCACTGTAGGTTTAAACCATTTATAACGAGTGACGCCGTTAAGTATGTTGTAACTAATTCTAAGCTTAGTGGTCTCATCGTATTTTTCATTGTTTACTAACATGTAAAGAGCATCCATAAGTTTTGCTCTAAGAATGGGCGACAAGTAATGTAAATTAATTCCTAAAAATCCTTTTTCAGTTTTGCGAATGGGAAATATAAGAGGAAATCTATCGTAGTATGGTAACTTTTTTTTCATTTTTGGATCATAAAAAAACATATACATATTTCCAACTTTAGGTGCAGACACCATTTTGGCTCTATTTTCTCTCATAAATTCAGTCGTAGAAACCGTAGTAATCGTCTTTTTAGTTTCAGTACGAAACCATTCACGCGCTCTTTTAGAGCGAGCTGGTATTTGACCAGAATTTATACCACGTATTAATATTTGATTAAAAGTATAATCTGCCAATTTTAAAAAACCTCTTTTTATCTATTTATAATTAATTTCTGATTCCTAAATCTTTTTCTGTAAAGATGACGAATTTATAATTTCTATCTTTACACCATTGCTCAGCAAAATCCCATTTATACTTATTAACAGCATATGTTTTAACTTCATTAATATATTTACGTGTCATGCGAGTTTGTATTTTAGGTTCCATGACCTGATTTAAAGGTTTAATTTCTACAACCCAAGTTTCTTCACCACTTTTTGTGCGTATTCGTATTTTGAAATCTGGAAAATAACGATGTATTTTTCTATCAAGTGGACTAATATATGGTATGTAAAATTCTTCTGATGCCCATTCAAGGACTGCTTCAGAATGATCACACCACTTCATAAACTTAAGTTCCCAGGAACTACGATATATAACATTCGTAGGATTGCCACGATACTTAGACGTATTAATTAGTCTATATCTTCCTTGGTATTTCATTATAAATAATAAGAACCTTTTTATATTTTATAAGGATATTTATTAATATGTCCATAAATCAGAATCAGAACGCATTCCAATCGGCGACGAGGGCCTTTGCGCCATGATTATCCCGCAGTCGTTCGCACCCCTTGATGTTGATGACGAGGCTCACCGGCGCTCTGAATTAGAGGATGCACTTGATGAGAGTATAAGAAATAATAGGGGTTTATCTTTTCCAGAAGATATTCAAAATATGGATTATTGGATGTGTTTTCGCATTAATAAGTTTCAATTGACAAGAAAAGATGATTTTCCAATAAAAACCGACCTAAAAAGAATATTTCTTCCAGTACCACTTAATTTTGCTACACAATATGGTCATACCTATAATACAGAAGGTATTGGTCTTGCCGGCATTGCCGGTGCTGACTTTGGCAAAGGCGTCGCCAACAACCTCGGCGCTGGTAAAGACCTCCTGACTAGTATAAAGAACGAGATGGAGGCATTCAAGGACAACATCACGCGCGTGGAAGCCGCCCTGCCAGATGCTGCCGTTTATTACGGGTTACAAGCGGCTGAGGGCGTGGGTTCGGGTTTAGGTACTGTAATCGCAGGCATTGTCCTCGGCGGCAAGGCCGCGGCCGCGACCATGCTCGCCGGTGCAGCAGGCGGCCAATTCGTAAAGGGCGCGATAGCAGGCGCAGGCGTAGCACTTAATCCATATATGGCAGTAATGTATAACTCACCGCAATTTCGTACACATGTATTTTCATGGAAACTAATTGCAAAATCCAAAAAAGAATCTGATGCTATTAAAAATATCATTCACGCATTTAAATATCATGCTGCTCCAGGAACGGAGGGCTTTAATCCTCACTTTTTTATATATCCAGAGCAATTTGATATAGACTTACATTATTCTAATTATCTATTTAATATAGCTCCGTCTGTATTAACGAGTATAGACGTAGCATATCATGGTGAAGGATATCCAGCATATCATGATATTGGTGACGGCCTTGACAAAGCGCCTGTATCAATTATTTTACAATGCACATTTCAAGAAACTTCAATTGTTACAAAAGAAACAATTCTTTCCGAAAATAGGTAACCTATGTTTTTCTTTTCAAAACACCCAAAAATATTATATGATATTCAGAAGAACAACAAGCCTATCACTGTACAAAATCCTCTTATCAGATATAAATTACTTGATATACTAAAACCTAAAACAACTTTATATTATACTTATACTGTAAAAGACGGTCAAACTCCTCAATTTATTGCTCATCGATATTATGGAGATGAGACTCTCGATTGGGTAATTTTTGTAGTGAATGATGTTATAGATCCTCAATATGATTGGCCATTAAACTATGGTGATTTGTTGAATTTTATTAGAAATAAATATGGCTCAATCGAAACCGCCATGTCTACTGTGCATCATTATGAACAAATAATGCAAACATCAAGTGTATTGTTTGACGAAACAGTAGTTCCAGAAATTGTTGTTCAAGTTGATTCTACTACATATAATTCATTATCTGCTAGTGAGAGACGGTCTGTTAATTCTTTTGAATATGAAACAAATGTAAATGATAATAAACGTAAAATTAAAGTTCTTCACAAAGATTATCTTACTCAATTCCTAAATGAAGCTCAAAGTGTATTTTAAATGGTGTGCTCGTGTTAACACAAATGCCTTCAACAAAAATGCATTATGCACCTGGTGTCATAAATCTAAAAACCTGTTTATTATTCAACTATAATAAAAAGGCTCTCGACATTCGACATTTAATGGTTGAGTTTAATATATTTCATGATATATATACACACGGCACAAAATGTGAATTAGTCATTATAGACGGTAATGGTATTGTCGAAATGATGCCAATTGTTGGCGAAGAGAAACTATTACTTGAATTTAGTAGTCCTATGGAAGGTGTACGGGGAGCTCCCAAAAGTAGAGACAAAGTTTTAACATATGTTTTTCAAATTTACAAAATTGATGATAAACAAAAATTAGAGCCACGATCTGAGCGTGTAACGCTTCATGGAGTCACTCAAGAAACTGTTAATAATGCACGCACAACAGTTGAAAAATCATTTGTCGATCAAACATCATCTACCATTATAAAAACCATATACGAAAAATATCTCAAACCAAAAGAAGAAGATTTTATAATGAGTGACAAAAAAAATAAAATTGTGATTCAAAAAGTCAAACACAATATGTCAGTGGTGTTTCCTCGTCTTCGCCCGTATGATGCGATACGATATATTTGCCAAGAAACATATCATTTAGGAAAACTTATTTTTGAAACATATCAAGATAATGAACTCATAAAACCAGAAGATCCTCCTGCAAATGAAATCACAAATAACTCTCAATCATCTAATTT